GGGCATGGGGGGGAAGCCGGGGGGCTGTCCAGGGATAAACGTCATGTCGATTCCTTCTCCGGGATTGGGTGGTACTGCGTGGCCATACTCTACAAAGAGCATCAACCTTTGAGCGAGCTGTTGAACGTATTCCTTGTTGTCGTCGGCGTCAAATTCTGTTCGAACTCCGAGAACCTCTCCTGTGATTTGCTTGGTCTGTACCCAATGATCTAGAAGCCAGTGGGTAACAGAGATCGGTAGCATGTGCTGAGCGACTTTATTGGGCAGGCCAGCCTTGAATGCTCGTAGACGACGGTGATAGACAGTCTCCTCTCGTATTTTCTGCTCCATCTCGAAACGAGAAAAAAGAGATCCGTCATCCTTATTCATCTTGAGCTCGGCCAGCCCGATCTTCGAGCCCATCAGTCCTCCTCTTCTTTGAGGTCTTTCGAGATCACAGCTTTCAGCCCTGATTTACCAAAAAGCTGAACGATCTGATAGCGAGCTGCGTACACTTCTGTCGAAACTTCCTGCCACCGAGAACAGTAGTAACCCGTCATGACCTTTTCTGCGCTGGTCTCGGCACAGTGTCCGAGGTGCAGGCAGTTGATACATTGATACGGGTTGTCACTCATAGCATGTGCTTCTGAGCCGATAGGAAACAATCGAGGTGCTTTCCTTCCGAGCAAGGATAGATCGTGCACTTTCCCCTATTCACTCCCGAACAAGGGAGTTGGGACTCGATCTGCATGCGGTTCTTGTCGATCCACATTTGCAGCTTACGTCGGCTGTCTGACGTCAGCGCAATCTCCTCGGGGGGTGGCTGCTCCATCGTTCGCACGTAATGAGCCAAACGTTCGATCGGAACGGAGGCCTTGAGGCGAAGGTAGCCATACTTCTCAGTGGCCAGGAGCTGGAGAAGCTCGGTTCTGTTCATGTAATTGTAAATATCCAATTCGCTCCTCCTTTCTCGAGCTACACGGACATGAGGGTTTGGGTTCCTACTGGATCCTTTGGAGCTGGGACGGCCGCCACGTAGATGTGGACCGACGGCTCGGTGTTATATTCCTGGGCCGATGACTTGTTGGCCGTAAGGCTAAAGAAACGGCTGTCATCTACCCCCAGAGCATCCGACAGACAATCGTGGATCAGCTTTAAGCGGTTCCCGGTGTCCATCTTCTTATACCGGGTCTGGGCCTTTCTTGGCGTCTGGAACCAGCCCTTGTTGAAGATGTCCCATTGATCCAGATAGAAGTACGTACCTACCTGGTAGATTGTACTCTGATCGTTCGTCATCCTCGATAGCCAGGGCAGGTACTTCGGAACGACTTCTGACATAAACCGGCTATGGAAGGCGTTCGCCTCCTTCGATTTTACGACCTGCTTTCGAGCCCAGATCGTCAGATAGATGTTGTTCGAGGTAGGCGGGATGAACGGAATGACGATGTGGAGGCAGTGGGGCGGATTCATCCACTCGTCCTTCGTCGGATCGAGTGAGAGGTTCATGGGGCCGTCAGCGTCTCGAACTCCCGTTCGTCGAACATCTTCTGGAGACGGGGATAGACATTCTCGGCTCCGTCATCCATCTCCAGAACTACATCGAAGGCTTCGTTGGGGATGGATTGGAGCTCGACTTCGGAGTTATGGTTAGTGACTCCATGCACCAGAGCCTCGTTCGCTTTCCCTTTCTTGGAGTTGCGGACGATCTTGATGACGTAACCCCCCGCCTCCTGAACATGCTCCATCTCGCTGAGATAGCGACAGTCGGTGATGACTACACCTTTGATCGGAGGACGTGATGGAGAGAGTTTGGTTAGTCCGAAGTGGCGCTGGTAGTCGTTCTCCTTGTTTTCCAGCTTCGGTACCACTTCATTCAGAACGAGCCCGCTCCAGATGTGCTGCTTAAAGCTTCGTCCGTACTCGGTTCCGAGTAGTTGTAGAGCCACTCGAGGAGACATATTCCCCTTGACCTTGGTGTCGACGTTGACTTCGTCTTGCCAAGCAATGACTCGTACTTTATTGAACCATTGCCTCACCATATTCTTGTATTCGGCCCTCTCCTCGATGGAGAGATTGGTGATCTGCATGATCCAGTCATCTACGCCCCAAGTGAAACGGTATTCCGCTTCCTCCCAGTTGATGGGGACTTCTGTGTTACGTAGAGCCGGTTCTCCCCACAACGCATCATCCGAGAACGGCTTGAAGATGATACGGCACAACCTCTTGATGTGATCGGCAAATGCCAAGTCCAAGAAGCCCATGTTATCCACCATCCAACACCCACAGAAGTCCTTGCCGTGGCCAGATTCGGCCATGATGGCGATAGTTACGAAGTCTTTGTTCACGACGATCTCCTAGGCATCATGGGAGTGTTGTTGACGCTGTGTCCTCGGTTCCCACGATCTTGGTCTTGTCCCCGCTGTGTGATACGGCGAGAGACTGCGTTGAAGTTCTGTTCCGCTGACTTGTATACGACTTCGATGAGAGAGGCGAAAGCCTCCAGATACACGAATGTTCTGTTGGCCTCAATGAATCGTCGGTCGCAACGCATCATGTCTTCGCGTTCCTGCGACGTTCTTTTCTTTCCCTCATCATCCCGTTTGTAGGAAAGCCGAATAGTGGCCTCGGTGAACTCGAGTTGGTGCTTTGCTATGGTCTTCTCCATTCGAGCCAGCGCCATCTGGATTCCTACATAGTTGATCCACAGGGACAGCATGGACATGTACTGCCCGAGTTGCTGGTCGGAAAGAACAGTCAAGTCACTGGGGATTTCTCCCTGATACGCCGTAGATGTAGCTCCCTGTTGAAACACAGGGGCCATCGGCATACTGAACCCACGCTTCTGGAATTCTACGAGGGCAGAGTCCCTGATGCGATATGCATTCAGTCCATCATCTAGAGGGAGCTGATTTTCGATCTCGAATGTCATGGCTCATCTCCTGATGTCTTGTGGTGGATTGCATATCCGAAGGTATGGACATTTTTCACAGTCCTTCGGTTTGAGAACGGCGGACGTCTCTTCCCATGGTGGAATCAGACGACCATCGACATAGTATTGAACCTTTTCGATCTTCTGCTCGATCGTCCTCCATAGTTCGAAGTCGAATGGGACCGGAAAATCTGCGAGCTGATTATTGTTTTTGTTGACGTATAGATAAACGACTACAGGCACATCAAAGACGCGAGAATAGATCGTGGCTTGCCACTTATGATCGATCTTGGGGCTCTTTAGTTGCGTATATCCGTTGTCGTTGATGGACTTATACTCGTGGATGATTCGAATCGAGACTTCTCCGATACCTGGTACGTTGATGATGTAGGGAGCTAGCAATGCATCGACAAATCCTCGAATCCAGTACACCTCTGCCAGAGGAAGATCTCCGGCGTCTGGATTGATCTCCACTTCGACTTCATAACCCTTGCCCCATGCACCCCTTAATCCATAACCCTGGTATTGGTCATGGATCCCGTGTCCCTGATCAAAGGTCATTTGCAGGTAAGGATCGATGTACTCTTCGGAGTAGACGTAGAATGGGACTTTGTCACCATCGGCATCTGCTTGATCACTAACAGAACAGTCGAACCAGAGCTTCTTGAGGCATTTGGTGATCTGCGAAGGGTGGATATCCCGACTGTCTCGAGGCGTGTGGGTGTAGGAACCCAATCCATCACACTCTCGGCACTTTCCTTTGAAGCTGTGCTTGTGCCATCTCGTCGGTTCTCTGGCCTTCTTGTCCAACCAATCTATGAGCCGCATCTTCGTGTCGATGGCTTTGAGAATAGCGACGCGATGATGCTCGGACAGGTTGTAGAAATCAGCGATGGTGTTGATCGTCAGCACGTTCTTGCTCCAGCTCTTTCAGGAAGGTCGTCCAGAGTCGGATCTTCCAGAAGAAGGAGATCGCTCCAAACTCGAACTCCAGACCGACCGCTTCGTTATGAAGGAGTCTTGCCTGAAGGTCTGACAGTTTGACCCTGATCGATTTCTGTCCCTTGTAGGGCATCGGAAATCGAGATCCCTGTTCGATAGCGTATTCGAAGGTTTGAGAGCGAGGAACAGCGAAACGAAGCTGCATCACTGGGCGCTCCAGACCGCCCTTTATGGCCTGATTCAAGATCTTCAGCAGGTCGGTATATTTGATAACGAAGAAGTCCTTCTCCGTAACCTTGCATTCGGCTCGGATCTCGTACCGCTTTCGAACATCTCCACCACCGCTCGTACGCCCTGCGCCGCTACCAGCAACAGTGCGTCCACCGAGTTCTTCAGCAACACGCTTCTCCTGCTTCTGACTCATCTTCTTCTGACGTTTGGAAGTTACTGCATCCATTCGGCGGGCTCCTGAGTAATGAAGGTGATGCTTGAGGCATCGAAGACCTTCTTTCTAAGAAGCTCGAAGGCTCCAGGGGTACCTGCAACTTGATGAGAGAAGTTGATGGCACCTTGTGCTTGAAGAGTTAACCCATCCCCATTGTAGCTAAGCCAGGCACCTTTCATTTGAACGATGCCCTTCTGTGTGGCGGCGACGATGAGATCTTGATAGACGTCCGCGCCAAAGGGGTAGTTTTGCTCCCCGTAATAGAACGGGTACATCCCTTTAGGACCATCATGACAACCCGCCTTGCCCTTCAGAATCTCCCAATGGATCTCCTTGCCGACAATGACTTTCTTGTCGCTGCCAGGAAGATCGAGCTTGCTCTTAGCCGTCAACATGATGTCGACGAGCTTTCCATGTTTGAGAGCTCGCCCTCCTGCTGTACGAACCGGATTCCACTGAGCATCCTTACCGAGGTTCTCGCGAACTTGGTTGATACCGATGATTGTGGTCAAGTTCGGCTGTCCTCGAGAGTCTGGTAGATTCAGCGCTGCATGTAGCCGGTGGATGAAGGCAGTAATGGGACCAGCAGCTCCGCCATAGTGCTTGTCTGCGATACCGCCGTCCGCCTCCTCCTCGGCTTTGGTCAACAGAGCTCCGAACGAGTTGATGACGACAACTTGATAGAGATTCGACTCGATACACTGAGCCGTCGCCTCGAGAAGCTCTTCGGCATTACCTGCCATGATCTGGTGGATAGTTCCCACTTGATCGGTGGCCCACACCTTCTCTTCTGGTGTGAACTTACGGCCAAGCCCATTCTCCCAGTTCGCAATCTCCATTGGTGTGAAAGCCACCCGAACACCACATTTCTTGCCATAGACCTTGTCGTAGGCGAGCTCAGTCATAGCGAAACAGACCGCTGCCCTATTGCCGTAGGTCGTTTGAAGGTTGGCGATCGTACGATTGACGATGTAATCCTTGCCAGCACCGTCGAACCCGATGATTTGGGTCATTCCTCCAGCAGGCATTCCCCCGCCGATACCAATATCGAGAGAGGTGATACCTGTTGGCCGGCGCAACACGAAGACGTTGGAGATCTCGTCACCGCGTTGAAGGAGAACACGTCCCTTGAAGCTGGCGTTGACGTTCTGCTGGAGAATCTCGAGTCTCTCCTCCCTAGAAGAATCGTCCTTCGCCTTCTTCTTGACGACAACAGGAGCTTTGGCTTTCGCCTCCTCCTTCTTGGCCTTCTTCTCGTTGATGGCGTCTTTCTTCTTTTCTTTGCTCACGGCTTCTTCTCGAATGGCTCGGTGCCATGAACTGGGCAACGGTTTTGGTATTGAAGGTTCTCGTCCTTCATCAGTTCACGTCCACACTTTGGACAGACGTGATCCTCCGCTGAGGCCTTTTTGATCTTCTCGTCATCAAGCTCGACTCCGTACTTGTCCATGTTTCCTCCTTCGAGCGGTTCGAGTGTTTTTGGGAATTCCAACTTCTTGATTGCGGCAAGATTTCCACCACCCCACGATCTCCACGTATCTGGTGCCTTCTTGAGCCACCAAATCGATCCCCCAATCATCGCAGCCGGACTGCCATCGGATTGAATCTCGATGGTGCCGAGTGCATAACCAAACAACGTGGGGACTAGGTACTGCTCTCCAGCCTTTAGTTCTTGTGTTGACGGGACTTCAAGTGGTGGATTCGCGGCTGTGAGAATAGGGGCTCCGTCGTTATCGATGTACGACTTCCATTGAATTTCATCGCTCATTTTAGGTGGGCCCAATTCTTCCCGCTTGCGGCGAAGTAAATAGCAGCAGGCGAAACATTGAATTTCTCAGCTAGTCGTTTGGCGCTCCACTCCGGGCGAAGTCTTCGAATCAAACGAACGTCTTCTTCAGTCAACTTGGCTCTTCCATGAGCAGAGCCTTTGAGATTGACGCCCCTACCCTTCTGAAGCATGTCCCTAACGTTTGCTACCTGATCTCCAGAGAAGAGATGATCTGGACGAACGCACGCTCTATTGTCGCAAGTGTGAAGAACGTGGCTATCCCCTGGAATTGGTCCAAAATGAATCTCCCACGAAATCCTATGTGTCCGGTCCCAGTCTAAACCAGGCCCTCGGGAAAGCTTTCCGTAACCGTCCTCATTGAGGGCTCCGATCCATATCCAACAACCTTCAGTCTTCTTCACCTTCGTCCAGAAACGCTCAGCAATTGGTTTAGGTTTTGGCCCCTTCTTCATTTTGCGTCACTCCACGTGTAAACAACGTTATCGTCGGTCGGTAGTGGAACGCTCAAGTCGTGGCCCGGGAACGGGTGTTCCATGATGCCTTTGATCCGCTTACGAGCAAGCTCGATGATCTCGGAGTTCTCCTCAACCTCGAAGATGAGCTCGTCGTGAATCTGTAGCAGCATTATACAGCCCAACGTAGCTAATTCCTCGTCGAATTCGCAACGAATCATCGCCGCCTTGGCGATATCTGCCGCAGTGCCCTGAATGATCGAGTTGACAGACTGACGGCGAGCCATGGCAGCAATGCCAGACGCGTTTACATCATCGTCATCATCACGACCGCCCTTGGCATTGATTTCCGGCAGACGGCGCTTGCGACCAATGAGGGTCTGAACGAACTCATCGGCTCGACACTGTCTGTGCGTACCTTCGATGAACGCCTTCACGCCTTGGAAGACGCGGAAGTAGTTCTTGATCATGCCAATCGCTTCCGCCACGTCGACGGTGCGCTTTAGCTCTTCCGTGAGGTTGATAGCGAGCTTGTTCGGGCCGATGCCGTAGATGAGACCAAAGCCTGTGGCCTTCGCAGCCTGACGGTAACCGATTAGCAGAACGTCTCGATCGGTAAGAGGCTCGCCATTCTTCTTATTTTTGACCGAGGCAACAACCTCGTCATAAGACACACCATACATCAACGAGACGGTGTAACAGTGCAGGTCGAGATCATCTGCGATGGCCTTGATCATCTTTGGGTCCTGGGAGAAATGCGCCATGATACGCATCTCCAGCTGTTCGTAGTCGAATACGAGCAGGACCTTTCCGGGAGGAGCTACGAAGGCTTCCCGGATGTGGTAGGCATCGTTGTCAGGACGAGGCAGGTTCTGTAGGTTCGGCTCTCTCGAGCTCAAACGACCAGTAACTGTACCCTGCTGGAGCAACTTGGTGTGCAGACGCTGTTCGTGGTCCACAAGAGACAACGGAGTCTCGATGTACGTAGAGCGGGTCTTGACCACACCACGGCATTCAAGAATCAACTTCGAATACGGACAACCGTTACGAGCGAACTCGTCGAGAACCTCGGCATCAGTAGAGGGCTGCTTGATGCCGCTCTTTCCACCATCCGTCCACTTCGTGGGCTTGTATTGAAGCTTGTCGAAAAACAGCTCTCGAAGCTGGGGCGTACTATTCGGATTGATCGGTTGACCGAGTCGTTTCGCTAGCTCTCCAAGGATTCGAAACTCCTCGTTGACGAGCGCAGGGATCTGAGACTTGAGATGTCCTGTGCAGATCATGAAGCCACGGCGCTCCATGTTCCATAGCACTCGAGTGAAGTCAGTTTCCCAGTCTCTGAAGTACTGCCAGAAACTATACCCTTCTCGGATGAAGTCGTTACTGAGACGACTCTCAAGGAAGTCGTGAACCTTCACTGTAGCGAAAGCATCGAGACCGGCGTACTCCTTCGCCTCCGCAAACCCTTCTGGAGTGGAGATCTTTCTACGGATGGCATCTCCAGGAGTATCGTTCGGACGACCCTTCTTTTTCTTCAGCATCGGGAAGACTTCTGTGAAGCTTCTCATCTTGATGCCGCAGTGATCGAGGGCCGTATCTTTCAAGCCGTGGGACCAACGGTTCTCGTCTCCAAGCCAGTCCATGACGACCGTGTCTCTAATTTCTCCCTCCAGAACCACACCTCGATTGGCCGTCATGTGCATATCGAACTTGGCGTCGGAAAGGACCTTCGCCAGGTTCTTGTTCTTGAGAACCCAATCGTGGATGGCGTAGTGGTGACCCCACGGATCCCACATACCGGCAAAACGACGGACGCCATCCGAGAGTGAAAACATCAGCGGATAGTCACGGGCGATGTCTAGGCCCGTGGTTTCCGTGTCGTACGCAACCAGCTTCCTTTCACAGTTGGCTAGATATGCTCCGGCTTCGATGACCTGTTGTTCGGTCTCGAGCCATTCGCACTCTGGGATGAGCGTCCAGTTCGACATTATTTCTCCTCGAAAAAGAGCTCGTAGAACTCCTCAAAAAGCTTCGCGTCAACTTGTCGACGTATATCTTTCACCGAATTGTCTTCGATGATTTTCGAGATCGGCATCTCGTAGGCTCGCATCTCTATATCTGCCTTTTCGAATAGCTCCGACCGTACAGTGTAGAACGGAACCTTGAGGAGTGGCCCAGGATTGGCCTGCCTACGTTCCGCCTCTTCACGAAGCAGCTTTTCGAGAAACCACTCCTCTACGTACATGGCTTAGATCTTCTTGATGGAGAGCGAATCCTTGATGGCAGGCGTCTGTCCTTCTGCGAACGCAGCTACCATCCTTCCGAGCTCGTGAGAGTGCTCCTGCATGTAGATCTCACCAGCCTCTGGGTTGAGGAACTCGATCTTCGACTTCTTCTTGTAGACGGAGTAGGCGATTTCACGTCGGGTGCTGTCTCCGATGTAGCCATCCACGTTCAGGAAGAGACACCAATCGGCCAAGTCGATCTTCCGGAAGTGGAGCTCGTCGAGATTCCTCTTCATCTCCTCCGTGAACTCTCCATGCTCCTTGGGATCGTGGCCAAAGAAGCCAACACTCAGGACGATCTTTCCTTCGAGGGTGAGATTGCGATTGGCCTTACGAAAGGCATCAGAGAAACGGGTGGACCCACACAGACAAACGATTTCGGGCTTTGACATAGTTGCTCCTAAAAAAGAAAAAGGGAGGCCTCCTCCGAAGAAGAAGCCTCCCAGTTGTTTCAGTTCACCAGGGTGGACGGCCCCCGCCAGGAGGCGGGAAACCAGGAACACCAGGAACTCCGGGTTGCTGTTGCGGTTGTTGGGGGGGAGGAGCGATCGGAGCCGGGAACTGCGGCGGCTGTTGCTGCTGCGGGTATGGCTGAGCGATCTGCGGTTGCTGAGGTGGATACTGAGGCTGCTGTGGGACCTGCCCAGGGAACGGAGGAGGCTGTTGCTGGTATTGCTGATTGGGGAATTGCGGTTGTTGTGGCTGTTGAGGCCACTGGCCAGGCATTCCCCCAGGATTGCCCATCGGCTGTTGCGGAGGGGGCATCGTCGGCCCGGCATAGCCTCCCTGCGGAAGCTGGTTGTACCGGTTGAAATTCTGCTGCTGCTGCCCCTGCGAATACGGGTTGGCCACATCGAGCTGCTTGGCCTGTGCATCCGTATCCGTCGAGAACAGATCCTCGAAGTCGAACGGGTTGGCCACTAACGATTCGTTCACATACGAGGTGATGTCGACCTTGCTGTTGTCGTGCGGATACTCCGTCAGACGGCACCACTTGGTGACCACGGGCTTGGAGTCCGTATTCTCACCTTCGCGCTGAACCCAGATAGCGACATCGAACAGATTGATTGGACGAGCCTTGAAGGGCTGACCATTTGGACCAACAGGCATCTGGAAATTCGGAATCCTCGAGTAACCGTCGGCAGTGTAGCCGCTCTCATACTCGGGGACCGGAAGTCCAACATGGCCACAGTTGCAACGTTGAGGACCTTCCGAGAAATCCTTGATCTGCTGGTTGGTGAAACCGCTCGATGCTATATCGAGGAACTTGGTCGAGCACTTTCCACAATTGAATCCGGTCTGGATGATTCCGGTGTTCGTGTAGAAGCAGACCTTGCTCAATGTCTTGTCGTTGAAGTCGAATAGGTCGTCGAGGTGACCCTTACCGAGCTGCCAGTATCGATGGCTACCCATCTTAAATGGGGCCCGCGCCTGACAACCGTCGCACTGCTTGTTGTTCATGCGAGCATACACCCGCTGACCGATCGTTCCGTTGCGGCACTCGCGATCCACCATGATGGGACCGCTGCCGTCCTTCTTCATCTGGATCTGGTTGTCCTTGGTCAACGGCATGGAGTGATAGGCAACGAGGTGGGCGATGTTGAAGACCCAAGCGCTGCGAGCACCACTGTTCTTCTCGTCGAATGTCTTGTTGTCGACCAACAGACACGTCACACACTGCTTGGGATTGTGCTGTTCAGGACCACGAAGACAGCTCATCGTCCGGAATTGCTTCTTGCCCTTGTAGAGCTGCGTGAAGCGGTGGAAGCGGTAGTGGAAGGCTGCGTGGATTTCCGGCTGCCCCGTCATCTTGTCGAGGCTATAGGGATCCGCATACTCCCCCTCGATCAGGACGATGGGTTCCGCAACGTGCGGCTCCTCCTGAGGAGTGAGATCCTTTTTCATTTTGTCGAAACTTGGGGGCGACCAGCTGGCATAGTAGCCACCCTTGCCCTTGCTCTTGCCTGAACCACCCATCTTCTGGGCGCTGCGACGAAGTCCTGCGATGCTCATTGTAGTTGCCTTTCTCTCTTCCAATTGCGGAACGGAATTGCTGCGTCGATCGTGGGACCTATCACGCCTTGGTCCAGATCGTCCGGCTGACAGTCCAGGCCGGCTCCTTGCGGATACGTAACAACCCACACCGTGGGCACTGCCTTTTGGAGTTGGTTCCCGATCTTATAAGTGCCTTCTTGACCAGCAGCGTTGTTGTCCAAGAAGAGGACGATATCGGCGTCCACCCGTAATAGAAGCTCTTTTTGTCGATAGGACATGCTCGAGCCCATCAGTGCGATCGAATTTCGATAGCCGTTCTGAAGAAGCCAGATGCATGCTTTGAAGCCTTCAACTATGTATAGCCGTTCCTTCTCCTTCCCGAACAAGAGACGTGGGTAAACCTTGTCGTAGTTCCACAGGTAGTCGTGACTCTTGAACGTGTACGTGGGGTACTCTTCGTCGAACCACATGCCGTAGTCACTAGGGATGGTAGTACCATCGTAGGCCTTCTGTTCTCCAGCGTAGACGCGGTACTTCGGTTGTTGGGATGGATCTGTTCGACCACCCACGAAGCCCGCAAGATTCCCGTAAATATCTCGCACTGGAAAGGTGATTCGACGGTTATTTAGATCGACTCCGACCTGGAGATATTTGAGCCAAGCCATGTCGAAGCCGGACTCTATCAGGGGGGTCGGACACCAATCGTAGGCAGAGATCAGAGCCTCACTCAGAACATGCTCAGCTCGGAATGGATTTCCGTTGAAGTACTGAGCTTTTCTGTTGAAGTTCCGATTCTCGAGCGCCTCTTTCAAGGACTGTCGAAGAGGCCCAAGCTCAGCCTCGATCTGGTCCTGAGGAACCCCCAACATCGCGAGCATGGTTGGGATGCTTCCAGCCACATGGCAAGTAAAGCAGTGAAACAGTCCGAGCTCTACGCTGACCGAAAATGGCGTGCCGTCCTTGACGGAGTGAAACGGGCATTTGACGGAGATGTTTCCCTGACCAGCTCTTCTAATCTTCGGATCGACATACCTGCTAACGATGTCGAGAACTACATCCCGCATCAGCCCCTCAAGCGAGCCGCCGGGATCGTCGGAGTCTGTTTATGCCCATTCATCCCGTTCTTACCTTCCTTGCTTTTCTTCTCTTCTTCCTCATCTTCGCGATCGGGATCGACGACGAACGTGCTCTTGAGCCCGAAGTTGAGAGCAGGGATTCCGTGAATAAGAAGAGCATCAAGATCTGTTTCTCGACTTCCAGGAAACGCGAGAACAAGCTCGGGCTCTTTGCTGGATTTATCGATTCTCTTGCCGACTCGAATGCTGAAGTCAGTATCCTGTCCAAGAGCGTCCGTGTAAGCGATTTCAGAAACGTCAGCATTGCGAACATCTTTGTCGGCCTTCCGATTGGCCTGAGCTGTTGCCAGGATCGGGATGTTGAATTCTCTCGCAGTGACCTTGGTGTCCTGAGAGATGTGGGCGATGGCTTTCCAATCCACTGTCTTCTTGCCTCCGCGATCATCATTCATCAGGTACAGACCATCGATGAGGATGATATCCGGCTTGAACTCACGAATCTTTGAGTGGAGGAAGTTTATACCGTTATTGCCACCACCTCCTGTGACCATAAGGGCCGGGGTTCTGGGCCCATCTTGAGGAGTGACCTTAGCCATCCTCGATTCGTTCTTCACTTGGTACAGGATCTGAAAGAAGCGTTCGCAATCAGCAGGCTGTAGCTTGCCGGAGAGAAGCTTCTTGTAGTTGACCACGGCTCGAATAGCCGAAATGCGTCGAAGAATGACCTTCGGCTTCATCTCGAGGCTGTAGACCAACACTCGAGCGTTGGCGTACATATTGAGCAGAGTCACTACATAGAGTGATGCCCAAGTCTTCATGCTCTTCGGTCGTCCGAAGATGAGTAGAAACTCTCCTGGGTGCATTCCCTGAGTAGCTTCGTTGAGAGGAGCCCAGGGCCATGGCAATCCTGTGATCCCATGCCCTGTCGCGACGGTTTGATAGTCGCTCCAGAGCTCATCGAAGGCATCTGACAGCATCATGTCGTTCTGCATCTCGTGTCGAGATGACATGGTTGCTGCCGCTTCCCGCATCATGTCCAAGGCCATGCGGGGGTTCGTATCTGCTAGCTTCATGATCTTCTCGCCATAATCTAGAGCCTCTACTCTCATTCGTGAGAGTCGGATCTGATCGAGTAAGGTCATCAAGCTGTCTGTGCTTGGTGCGTACTGGAAACCGGGAAAAATTTGTGCGACCAGCTGAAAGCTGGGGACCGAGTTGAATGTGTGCTTCGAGTGGAAGTGCGTCTTCAGGTACTCGAAGATGGTCCGGCACTCAGGCGAGAAGAAGTAACTCTCGTCGATGTGACACTTCTCGACTGTGTGGAAGTCCTGATACTCCACGATTTTAGAAATGGCTTGATGCTCGAGGCTAGCTGCCACGTTGCGACCTCCGTTGAATGTCAAAAAACCCGCTGGAACACGGGTGAGCCCTCCACTGTTACCGCCACAGCGGGGTAGATTTCAAGGGGGGTCGTTGCGCTTAGTTCCTCCAAGTGTCGGAACCGATGGAAAGGACAAGCCGGATGGTGGTGAAGTTACTGTCGACTCCGAATCGTCGTCGAACATCGCAAGCACAACGTCAGACTCCATCGACTCGATGAAGTTTCGGAAGGCTTCCACAGTCTTCTCGCTCCAACCTCGTTCTTTCGTATGCGATCCGTAGCTCTGCCCATCCTCGCCAAGCAAAAAGAACTTGGCCGACACCGACGCGGCGGCGGGGGCGAGGAGGTTTGCGGACACCTCCCCAGCCCTCACGCCGACAATACGACAGGGTTTACGGCTGAGCTTCATCGAACCAACCTGTAGTTCTGCAAGAGTTGCTTGTGGATGTTGAACTGCTCGACTAGGTGCTTTTGGGCGATGCCAGCGGCTGCCTTTGCCATGTAGTCGATGGTTTGATCATCCTGATGACTCGTCAGTTTGACGGAGACGAACACGCCTCCGCCCTGCCCGAAATCCTTCTCGGCCATGTCGAGCCCAACGACGACTTCGGCCTTACCGTCCCCAGCGAATTTCTCGAGTTGATACTGTTGTCGGTCCTCCAATGGAACCTCTCCTTCGTAGATTTGATTGAGTTCGGGACAGCTCGGAGCTCGGATCCGAACTATGAGCCTGGTCGTCGATAGGTTCACGCCTTCTTCTTGAGCTGAGCACCGAACGGCGGGATGATCTTGGGTCCAGAGATGGCCGTCGTCATCTCCTTGGCATCCTTGGCGGCAGCGAACTGCTTCTCGACGCTGTTCTTGCGAAGGAACTCGTTGGCGACTTCACGATTGATTTCCGTCTTGATCTGGATAGCTCCCGTATCGATAGCTGCCTTGTGGAGCCCCATGCGTTCGGCAATGGCCACGAAGGTCTCCGGGATGAACCACTCGCTTTGCTTCTTCTGCGCAGTGAATGGACCGAAGGAAATGCTGGTGACCTTGTCACGAGGAGCCAGATCGGCATCCCGACGCATACCCTGCTCGGCATCGTCCAGTTCTCGATTACGCTTCTCGCGAAGATTGTCGAGCTCGAGGACTTCTTCGCTGTGGGCTGCCAAGAAGGCATCGAACTTGGCTGCGAATGCCTTGTCCGTTTCGAGGAACTTGAGAACGTTGTTCTTGGAGTCCTGCGAGAGGTGCTCTGCGTTTTCCTGCTTGAAGTTACGGTCGGTGATCGTCATTTCTTCTTTTTCTCCTGCTTTGGTCGCTCTTTGGGTTGCTTGATTCCGAAGTGATTCCAGTTGAACTCGTCTACGATCCGCATTCCTTTCAAGATGTCGTAGTACGTCTTGTCAGACATACCGTCCTCTTGACTGAAGTCGTTGATTCGCATTAGGTACGCCGGGTGAAGAACTGCAAGACACGGGTACTTGACCTTCCGGTTGGACGGAAGTCCGGGGAGTGGGCGTGCCGGAACCTCGATATCGAATACGTTGCCCCGATCCCGTGTGATTTGTGCTGCCTTTCCGAGGAGCGCCTCGAGAGAGATACGGCCTACAACAAGAACTAGTACTGGATCAACGGTGTAGATGATCTCTAGCAGACGGGTACGACAAGCAGAGATCTCATCTCGTGCAGGGTCGCGATTTTCTGGAGGTCTGCATGCAACAACGTTCGTGTAAAACACGTAGTTCAGGAGGAGCTCGCGAACCTCTCTGGCGCCAAACTTACCCGTCTCCTCCATCTCCATGACGATCTCGATGAGTCGAGGGTCGGCAGATGTGCTTGCGAGGTACTTGTCGAGGAGCTCTCCAGCCTCCCCGACGAAGGGAGAGCCTTGCACGTCCTCGTTCTTGCCTGGTGCCTCCCCGATGATGAGGATTTGAGCGTTCGGGTTACCGTAACCGAACACTACATTCTTACGGGTGGGGGCAAGCTTGCAGGCCTGACATTGAGCCCATCCGGCACGCATCTGTTCTAGCCAAGCGGCTTTGTCAATCATGATGGCCTCCTAGATCGTCGGTACAGGTATAACCCTGAACGGTATTTTCCATTGCTTCAGGGTCCTTTTCAGTTGGTAGATCATGCCCTTGAACCTCTCCACACGTACATCGTCGAAGATGATGACGATTGGAGGACGCTTGTTCGGGTGTTCTCTCTGAACACGTCCGATCATCTGCTGAAGGTCGTTGGCCGAGCTCAACGGGGTAAGGATGAAAAGAGCGTCGAGAGCATTGTCGCTTAGACACTCCTTCCCCAGCTTCTCGATCGAGAAAGCTACCCGACTGGCTCGAACCAGTGGAATTCGTTCCTCAGCAGACGTCTCAGAGACCACCAGGGCAGACCCCGAGAACCTCTCAGAGAGGGTGAGCAGCATCTGTTTGGTGTGGGAGATACACAGAATCTTTCTCCCGGCGTCCGCCGCCTCACGAATGCAGAACTCCCGAATCTGAAGGCTCCTCGGATGGACCCCCAAAACAGATCGAAGTTTGGACACATTGATCTCGCCCAGCTTATCCCGCGCTTCTCTCGAATCTTCGTCGATGATGACATCGGTTTCTTGGAAGAAGACTTCGGGAATCAGTGGTTGCTCGAGATCGGTGTAGAAGATCCCGCCGAGGTGGTAATTGTACACCCACTGTCGCTGGTCCAGTCGATCCGCCGTGGCCGTCAATCCGAACCGTAATCCGGTGATTAGGGGGGCCGATCGGACAAAGAAAGGAGCGGCGAGGTGATGCACCTCGTCGAACCACACAGACCCGAACCAGGTCGAGAACTCTGGAGGTATCTCCCCCTCCTGTGCTCGTCTGGCAAGTGTTTGGATGGTGGCAATCGTGATCGAATGTTTCCAGTCAGTATTTTGCCCTTGAAACTCTCCAATCTCTTCTCCAGGAGGAAGAATGAGGTGGTCCTTGATTTCTCCCTTCCAGTGATTGAACTGCACACCGTCGTTGACGACGATCAAGGAGGGAACCCCCAAATCGGCAATCTTCTTGAGAGCAAGGACTGTCTTGCCCTTGCCGCAGGCCAGATTGAGGATCCCTCCTCGAGCTTGTTTCAATGCCTCCCACGCCTTTGTCTGTTCCTCATTCCGCATCGTGATTCGATCGGAAATCTCGGAACGGGCAAAACGACGAGGGGTTAGATCGATGAAAGGGAACCCGAAGTTGGGATACTGATCCGAACTGATGAATTCTCGAGGGACAACGAGGTGAGTCTCTGTCTCCTCCCAGAATTTCGTCAGTACAGTATCGCCGCCCTTTACCTCCCAATACTGAAGGGAGTTCTGGACGGCCTCGGCTCTTATCATGGCCTTTGGGAGCCACAACATCGTCGAGACGTATGCCGTATCGGGCTTTTTCACGACCAGGCCAACCCCAGTCGTATCCATAGAACCTCTACTTGGTGTTGAGTGGGGGCCACTTCCATAGCGCCAAGAAATTGGACAGCTCTGAGAAGAAGACCTGACCGACTCGTAGGAGCAAGTGCTTACCCAACCGTTGAACTACGGTTTCCCCTGGGTATGGCGAGTAGTACTGCATGAAATGTGGAGAGTGAAGCGATTGCTGGATGACGTGATTTGTCATCTGCATCTGCGGCATCATCATCGACGGAGGGGCTGACATCGCCGGCATGTTATGCTGCTGCATGGCCGCCATCGCCAAGGTCAGGGGCGGAGCTGGCGGGAGTTGTTGATACGTTGTTGGTGGTGGAGGTGGTTGAGTTACCATCCTCCCCGGTTGATGCTGAGCTCCTTGAAATGGAAAAATCGGGGCTGGCAACGGAGCTGCCCCCTGCCAGAACGGTGGTTGCTGTGTCGGATACATTGGTAGAGATATCGCTCCTGGAGGGGTTGAATTTCCTCTGAAGAAGGCAGATTTACAGGTCAGTCGGTACTCACACTGGTTCGTGCACTCCTTGTCGTTATCGTCGTACTGTCGTCCCCAACACACGGGAGCCGAAGGCGGCTTCTGCTCGATCAAGAACTCACTCCTTGCAAAAGAAACGTCAGGCAAATCTGCCTGCGTACAGTCTTATCCCTTGGGAATCCGATGTTTGGCTTCCCATTTCTCTAAACAAACCATAGGATGACCAGAGAGTCCCACGCTGGAGCACAAGATGAATAAGTTCGCAGGCTTGGTGATCGATTCATATGACGACGTAGATGGGGCGCTAATTCGCTCTCTACTTCCCGTCGAAAACATCCCCGACTTCATCAAGTCGGCAGAGCGTGTAGACCCAGAACGAGCAGCTCGTCTTCCCGACGACAACTATGCTCTCGTCCTGATGGATCACGGGCTGAAGATGCGAAAGTACGCCACTGTCGACAAGGGCAATACAGTTCTCTCGGTGATGTACCTTCTGAAGCAGGCGCATCTTCTTCCCACTCGTGCGGTGAAAATTGCTGCACAGAATCTCATCGAAGCCTGTGAACGCTTCCATCTGGATGTTCCGCAGCAGCTCAAGCTCGCAGCCAGCAGTGGTATCAGCGGACTCTCAGAGTCACAGAACCCTGCTGTTCGTCGAGCCATGAACAAGGGGGAGAGTGAAAACAACCCCGAGCTCGGTAAAGGTGACGAGAACAGGGACGTTCGCAAGCGGACCAATATGGAATCGGTCGCAGGATCGAACTTCCTCGAGACTCCGCCATTCTCGACCAAAGAACGGTTCTCGGATTCCAGAGGCACCAGCATCGACAACGAGAAACTTGCTCACGAACGGCATGCGATGTTCGGTGCTGATGAGGAAACCTTCAATATGTTCGGTCCCACAGCAGAAACACGAAAGAAGAATTGGAGAACTTCTCCATATGTCGATGTTGCTGAGTGGGAGCCAGGATACGGCGTGATGCAGAAGACGGCTTCGGTGAAGCACACACTGCTAAACGGAAAGTACCCAGTCGATTCCTTCGAACAGGTGAAGGTCGCGCAGGTGTACTTCAAGGAGCACGAGACTTCGTTCGCTCCCAAAGACCGGCGAACCTACTGTGTAAAGCCGGCAGCTCGCATGA